GATTGACTTTTTTTTTAGGACATCGGCCTGGGCCTGCTCGTTGAGAACCTTGGCAACGTCAGCGTCGACGGTCTCAAAGACGAAGTCACGCCATTTGCCTGCGGCCTTACGCTTGGCCACGAAGGACTTGAACGACTTCATCTCTGCTTCGGTGGACTTCTTAGAGCCGACGTCTGCGGCCTTGGTCTCAACTGGAATCTCTTCGGGCTTTGGTTCTTCGGGCTTTGGTTCGTCAGGGATCGGCGATGCGATGGGTGCGTTGCCGACTGAGCCGCTGGTGTCGTCTGCACCCTCGGTGCCGACCTGGGCTGTGGTCTCGCCACTGCTGTCGGTTTCCAACATGCCTTTCAAGAAGGTAATGGCGTTGCCAGCCACAATGAACGGCTCGTCGGCCTCTGGCATATTGTAAAGCGGCTGACCAAGTTCGGCCTGAACATCGTTCAAGGTTTTCTGACCTGAGTAAAGCGACATCTGAAGTGCCTGGGCCTGGTCTAGTTGTTGTTTCGTGGTGCCTTCATCTGAGAAGACGAACTCGGTGCCAAAGGTGCCACCCAGGAATCGACGGTTGAGTGAGTTGATGCAGTCGGCGATGAACTTCTCCAAAGGCTTCTTGCTCATAAGTTCGGCGTTGTCTTGCTCGCCTTCCTGCTGGCCCTTGCCACCCAATCCAGTTCGAGGGATTATGCCGAGTTGCGTGGGCTGAACTCCGAACATGGCAGAGACGCGCTTGATGATGAACTCGTCGTAGGTGTCCTTGTAGCGTTCGTCAATCGTTGGGGCGAACACTGGGTCAAAGGACTTAGGCAACATCTTGATTCGGTGGCGCTCGGCGGTCTGGCCTGTCAAGGTGTCGTTCAGTACGCGTTCGAGTGAAGCCAGTTTCAGGTGATCCAACTCGTCAGAGTCGGTCTTCATAAACGTGGTTGGCATCGTGCCTTCGGTGTATTCGGCCCTGAGCCACTGCTGGCGTTCTAAGTAAAGCGTGGCCATTGGTATCGACATCTCGACAGAGGAATAACCGTAGGGCGACCAGGTGCGGCGGTTCTTGACGAAGTAGGCCAGTTGGTCTCTGATGTATTCACCGTCTGGGCCTTGGCCTGTGAAGAAGTCGCCATCGCTGTCCTTGCTGGCCTGGTACTCGCCACGAGGGAATCCCCACAGGACTTGTTGGAAGGCTGGTGAGGGCGCGTGGGGTATGTCACCACGATTGTCGAGCAGGGGCTTGATCGTGGCACCGTCGATGATGTCAAAGCCGATGACTTCACGGCCAAGGTTGTAGCGAGGATAGATCGGCATGGCGTCGTAGACAAAGTGATTCCACAGGGCCTCGGTCAACCATTCGGCGAAGCCTCGGTCAGGGTGAACGTAAGGCGCTTCCCAGAACTGCTTGAGTTTGGCGATCTCGTCACTGTATTGGTCACGCGCTATCTGGTTGGCCTTGGCGTGACCACAGTTGCGTTCTTGCATGATCTCTGAGATGGCCTGATCACTAACCGTGATCTCCCATTCGAGCCCAATCATCTCGGCGGTACGGACTTCAATGCAACGATGAACAATGTCGCACTGCTCGGCCAGTCCCTTCAGGATCGCCCAGGGCGTGACTTGTTGAGTCAGGTTGAGGTTCCATGCAACTTCGTATTCGTACTTTCTCGGGAGCGCACGGCCAGAGTCGTCAAAGACTGGGTCAAGCGGTGCTGGCAGGTAGGGCATCGCTGGCCCCAACTGAGATCCGAAAGAGTCGGCAGGTCGAGGAAGTGGCATCGCTGGCGTGCCTGGGGTCTGAAGTAATCCCTGGCCGCCTCCGCCTGCGTAGCCCGATGGCATACCTGGCATTGACGGCACCACTGCACCACCAGCGGCGGCGTAAGGGTTGTTGATGGCCTTGGAGACCTCTTCAGCGATGAGTTTCGCCAGGTCTGCGTCAGAGGTTTTTGGCTTGCGATTCCAGATTGCCACTGAGGACTACTTCGTGATCTTGGCGACGGCTAGAGCGGTCTGGGCTTGGCGTCGAGTGGCGAAGTGAACTACTTGAGAAGCAGCTGCGGCGATGACCGATGCCGAACCGATGGCGGCCTGGACTGCGGCTGGCTCCTTGAAGCCTGGGTGGAAGATCACAATGATGGCGACAACGGCAGCTGCGGCGCTCGTTAGGTTGGCGACCCAAGTGTTCGGGTGCTTGACGATGGCCTGAGCATCGGCGACAACACGTTTCGCGCTGGCTATGGAGTCGATTGCTTTTTGTGCGTCGGCTGAGATTGTGGCTTGTACGTCGCTCATGTGGCCTTCCTTTGCGTGTTGCAGTTTCTGCAAGACGCCTCTGATGGGTTCATAGGGTGTGAACATACGGTACACGCTGGTGCTATTTCTGCGAACCACCTGTCCGCCGAAGATCCGCGTGCTAAGTCGAGTTCGACAATGCCGTGCACCAACGCGTCGAGTCGGTCAGGTGAGACGCCACTGTCCGGCAACCACCCAGTCATCTGATCTTCGAGCGTGGGGAAGGTGCCGACGTGATGAATCCGGCCTTGCTCGTAGAGTGCCGATACCGGCTCGGCGCGTAATCGCTTCCCGACTTTGGCGTGAATCTTCCTGAAGGGTATGTGAGGAGCGACGGCGCGCAAGGTTGTCTCAATCAGGTCTCCGCCTTGGTTGGCTTCTGCCACAATGGGGCCGATCTCGCCCCAGTCACGCCAGGCCTGGACTGCTCGGTGCGCCCACTGAAGCGGCGACTCTCGACAACTGCGGTCAGACAAGACATAGCCGTGACCGTCAGATCCTTTCCCAACGACCACAATGCCGGTCTCGTCGCTGTTCTCGCCAGTTGTGACGGCAGGGTCAATCGCCACCACGATTCTGACTAACTCAATCTGTGCTCTCGTCTTGCCACCGATGAGTTCCAAACCTGACAGGCCGTTGTCAACTTGGTCGTCTGGCACGGCCTCGGCCTTCAAGAGATCCGGCGAGACTCGATGTTGGTCAAGCAGCTCGGCTGTCCAGAGTGCGCCTTCGACCTCCCAGATCATCTCGCCCATGAGTTCTTGTCGACCCAACCTGGTGCCTTCGTAGCGGTTCAGAATACTGTTGGCCATCGTCGGGGCAAGGTTTGAGAGGTTGTCGTAGGTGGTTCCCCTGGTGATCACCGTTGTCGGTTGCTCCATGATGCGCTTCAAGAGTTGCGTGGGTCTCGGCGTGGTCGCGATGGCGACTTGTGGCCGTTCTCCCAATCGCAGACCGAACTGAGCCTGATCCCAGGTGTCTTCGTATTGCCAGGCCGCCAATTCGTCGCACCAGATGAACTCATGCTGTGGCCCTCTGAGCCTGTCGGGTTCCTCGGCGCTGAAGAGTTTGATCCGGCTCTTGTTCGTCAGAACGATCTCACCGATGGAGCGGTTGTAGTTCTCCAACATTTGATACCGGCGCAGTACGTTCAGGATTCCCGACTCACCTTCAGCGCAGGTGTCTCTGGCGTCGGCGTAGGTTCGAGCGATGACGGCGCATCGAGTGTTGGGTTGAAAGACGGCTTTGGCCGCAAGCCATTCGGCGCAGCTCCTGGTCTTGCCTGCTCCTCGACCTGCCAAGTAGAGCCAGGTTGTCCAGTCTCCTTCGGGTTCTAACTGCTCACGTCTGGCTGAGGCTTTGACCCAATCGAGACGCTCTGCGGCTATCAGGTCAAGTGGCGCGACGCTTGGCATCTAAGGCTTCCTCCAAGGCTTCGAGGATTCGACGCTCTCGGTCTGGGTCTACCTGATGAATCAGAATCTCTTCTTGGATCTTGGTGGGTGCGTTCAGTCCGAGTAGTCGAGCGCGAGCGGCCTGTGCCTTCAGTATCTTGTCAACGGCCTCCATGCGTGCGCCCTCGTCGACAACTACGTTGCCTTGATCGTCTTTGACAATACGACCCGATGCCGAGATTTTGGGTGGTGGGTTTTGTATGACTGATTGAAGGTATCGCTCAGCGTTGTCGATCTTCTCTAGTTCGATCTTCCTGACCTCTGCGGCTCCCTCGGTTGGGATCTCTGCAACGGCCCTGCCAACCATGCGATGTGCGGTGCTGACATCAACCTCAAAGCGGTCAGCAATCATTTGATAGGTGTAGCCCAGTGAACGTAAGTCGGCGGCTCGTCGGTCTGTCGCTATCTGGTCGGGAGTTCTGACGTACTTTCCGGTGGTGGCGTGCTGAACTGGTTTTGCGTCGGTCATAGGGGTTGTCACGGTATCAGTCTACGAACGAAACTTCCTCTCCGGTGGCTTCGTGTATTGGAGCGATGCCGGTGACACCCTGGAAACGGTTGCAGATGACGTCACAATAAGCAGGGTCTAACTCCACTCCAACACATACGCGTCCAAGTTTGTGCGAAACGATCAAAGTTGTTCCACTTCCCAAGAACGGATCAAGAACCGTGTCTCCTTTGCGACTCATTGTTTTTATTATGTGGCTCATCAAGTCGTCGGGTTTTTGCGTTGGGTGTCCCAACCTTTGACTTCCCATTAGTGTCGAGAATGTCCAAACATCGCTAAGGAGTTCAAGATCTGAGGCGTCTTTTTGGCTGTCAAACTCTCGACGGCGGCTGTCAAACTCTTGACGGCGGCTGTCAAACTCTTGACGGCGGCTGTCAAACTCTTGACGAAGATAACTCCAGGTTGGCATTTCTGTTTTGTTTGCCAGTTTGACAATCTTTGTCCAAGCATCTTCCGTCGGCAAAGTCCACTGTGATCCCCCAAAGTAATGACCGGACATTCCTTGCGTTCCTAGTGCTTCGTCAATCTGGCGATTTGTCAATCCTGCTTTGTCTCTGGCTTCTACCAACATTTCTCGAACATCTGCATAAACATCACGCGCAACGGCATGATTGACATGATCGCGAAATCGAAATAGATCGCCATCAGGGTTACGACATTTCTCAGCAATAATGAATCGCTCGGAAGTTGGAAAGAATCGCCGCATTGAGGATTTATCCATCTGTCCCAATCTGCCAGGATTGGGCTTTCGCCAGACGATGTGATTCAGCACGGCAAACTGTTTCCGCATTTCAATCTCAACGCCTGCGCTCATATCAGGGGAGCAAAAGACTCCAACAGTTCCTCGGTCAATCATCAACCTGTCAAACTCAACAAACAATCCTGCCAACCAATCTAGAAACGCTTTGGCATCTGCGCCCCATTGGTCGTCCCAATCTGCATCAACAACTCTGAAGTAAGGAGGATCGGTGGCAATCAGTCCTGCCGTTTGATTGGAGAGGGTTGGTAGAACTTTTGTGCTGTCGCCACAGATCAAACGATGTGGGCCAAGTAGCCAAACGTCTCCAAGCTTTGTCACGGGGTCAAGCGGTGGTTCGATCTCTTCAGGCTCTTTGACCTCAGCCATCGGCTCCGGCTTGAACTCGGCAATCAAGTCGTCCAAGTCCTCGCCGGTGAAGCCAGTTCCCGTGAGACCAAACTCACTATGAATCAGAGACTCAAGTAGGTCAGTCAGGATTGCTGGATCGTTCTGTGCTTTGTTTGCGGTCTCGTTGTCGGCCAACATGATGCGAAGCGCCTGATCGTCGTCGATGTCGTGAATAATGACGTCGATCTCCGTGAGTCCGTCAATCTTGCAGGCCTGAACCGTGTGA